ACAATCTAACTTCCATTGTTGATCCGGTTCTTGGATGCTCCCAATAAAATCTAGAAATTCCATTAATCGTTGATTCAACAAAAGTTCTCAAATAACCAACTTGAGTTGTTGTCATTTGAAAAGTCATTGTCATTTTTGATGATCGACGACCGCGACGACGCATTTTTGCAATGCCTGAATCCATCTGAGTCGTGATTACATTCACACCAAAATCATCAGACATTTGAGCAAATAGAGGAACTTGCGGAAGTGTTGCTGGCCATGTGTAGGATGCAGTCATCTATTATCTCCCCACCAATGCAGGAGAAGTCTGAAATGTATTTCTAAGAGATTGATTTACAGAACTTCCAATCCGACCAATTTCCTTAGCAACAACATCACCAATGATAATATCGATATTACGATTTCCACGACCATCGACAGTTTCTCTCGTTTTTGCCTGAGAACTTGAATTATTGATTACATTGACGTTTACATTTGAGCCGCCAGAAGCATTCGGAACTATTGAACCCGACCGATTTGGCATGAATAATTCTGGTCCACGTTCACCAACTAAATAAGGAGAACCAGAAGAAACAGAACCGCCACTTGCTCTAGGGACAGGAGCCGCAGAACCACCAAAGAATGATAATAAATTGATTCCAGTTCCGCCGCCAAACAAACCGCTTATCATTTGACGAAATGTAATTCGAGCCATATCTGCGATAATTGAGTCAGCAAGAGATTTAAAATCTAGTTTTCCTGTTTTAACAAAATTGACAAATGCATCTTCCATGCTTGAGAAAGCATTAACCCAAGTATCTGAAACTGCCTGAGCAACATTAGTGAATTCTTCGCGAACCCGCTTCAACCCATCTAACATTCCACCTTCAAATGATTTCTTAAATTCTTCATTTCTAGCCATTGCTTCTAATTTTGATTGCTTCAATGCTTCAGCTTCTTGTTTGAATGCCTCTACATTTGCGCCAGTTTGACCTTGAACAAGTTTTGCAACTTCAGCATCATATTTCAATGCTTCTGATCTAATTGCATATTCTGATGCAGTCATTGATACAGCATCACGCTCAAGTGCTAACTGATCAATCTCTTTTTGCTGATCAATTAAGAATTTTGCAAATGGTGATTCTCCACTTGCACCAAGAGCAGTATTTAAAGCGTTCTGATCAATGGTTGTTTGACGAACTGCTTTTCCAAATTGCCTAGTTGCATCAGCCATAGCCATTGTATCTTCTAATGGCTTTCCACCGCTTTTAGTTACTGTAATTGATAATGGTTCTCCAAGAAGAGCTTTTGCAGCATTTGTTTGGCGCAATGTTTCTAACATTAAATCGCCTGTTTTTTTTGCTTCCTCTAAATTTGATGTAAATGCATTTGTCCAAGCATTAAAAGCATTTTGAAATTCACCTTTTGCCGCATATTGACTAACTTCAACTAACATTGCCAATGAATTTGCAAGTGATCTAATCACAAAAATTGCGCCAACACCTGCTGTTACGATTAAAGATAATAAATCTTCAAAAGTTTTAAATAATAGAGTTACTGCTTTTCCATCTGAATCAAGTTTTTGATATGCACCAGATAAATCATCAAAAAATTTCATTACCGGAGGAGCAAGTTTTATAAAAATAGATTCAATAAAAAATTTCATTTCAACAAGTTTATCGTTGAATTTATCAGCCGCATTTGCAAATGGAGTTGTAATAGTTTCACTATATTTTGTAATTGCATCACTTCCTTGGTTCAGCATTGGAATGAGTTCCATTCCTGCTTTACCAAATAACTTTTGAGCAAGTGTTGCTTTTAACGCACCATCTTCAAGTCCTGCAAATTTATCCGAAATCATCGCCATGACTTCGGCAGAACCTTTCATGCTTCCATCTGAATTTTTAACTGATATTCCAAGTGCATCAAAAATAGCCGCAGAACTTTTGTTTCCTGCCGCCGCTTCTGTCATGTTTGCAGAAAGAGCCTTTAACCCTTTTGCAACACCTTCCATGTTTGTCCCAGATTGTTCAGCCGCAAATGAAAATTGACTTAAAGTTTCAACTGCAATTCCTGTCTTTTGAGACAGATCACGCATTCCATCTGCTTTATCAATTACATTTTTTATGCCTTCGCCTAACTTATAAAAAGCGGCAGATGCGGCTACAGCGGCTAAAGTTCTTTTAACCGTTGCACCAAAAGAATTTAGTTTTTGAAGATTGTTTTGTAGAGAAGAAAAAGCCGCCATCGTTCTATCGACGGCGGTTAATTCTAACTCAATTTTATTTGTGGTTGCCATTTTTCATTCGCTCCGAAACAATAGTTAAATAAGCAACCCAACCTATAAACTCATCAACCGTGAGATCATTAATCTCCTCGATTGTTTTACCTAAACGATCCGCGAGTGCATATCTAGAAAACGCATCGGGATCGTCTCTTAGTTTTTTATTGCGTCATCCATACTCGCGGTTTCGATCATTTGATTTGCAATTCGAACAATCACATTTGGATCGACAGAATTTAACAAATCTCTCTTATGTTCTAGCGTGAAAATTGGATCGCCTTTTTCATCTTTTGCTTTCAAGATAAGACAATCAACGAGAACTTTAAGAGATGACTCTTGAGAACCTTTGAAAATCTTATCTTTCTCCGCGAGAGTGAAAGGAGTGGAATAAATCAGGAAAGGCTTTCCATCTTCACCCCACTCTGGAACTTCAATCACATTCACATTTTGATTTTTAAAGTGCGATTTAGCTTTTTCAATTATGTGCATTTATTTTGTCCTATTATGATGCTGTCGAGGATGACAACGTTCCTGTGCCTTGGAAGGAGAAAGTTGCTTCAACCATACCATCGAAAGAAGCTGTGCGCTCAATCGAAGTAACGATGACTGAGCCACTATAGTAAGTATCACCAGTTGAAGCGCCTTCTGGATAAAGGTTAAGCGTAACCGTCGAGCCAGATGTGAGAGCGCCTTGACCCGTCGTATCGGTTTCGTCCCAATAACAAGTGACCTGACCTGAAAATGCAGAGAGAACTGATTTGTATGAACGCCATGAATCGCCCATTGTCGTGTCTTCAATCGTGTCAGCCGTATTGGTCAGTGTCCATGACCGAACTTCTGCAATCGTATTCGTTGAAATTTTTACAACGCCTTCGGAACCTGTATGATTTGCCATTTCAATACTCCTTAAACTGGCGACTCTGATTCAGTTTCAGTCGTTCGATAAGAAACTTGAAACGTCATCTTAATCGAGCCGACAGGTTGCTCACCTTCTGCATTATAGTCGATAACCGTTCCCGTCAAAACCGTGTCTTTCGCCAAGGAGTTACAGGTCGGATCGGCTAGAACTGCTTCTTCGACATCCCGCGCAATCGCATCGAGCGTATCATCCAAGCCGGAAGTCGCCTTTGCCATGCCTTCGAGCGTAAAGTTGACTCGACGCATAATCCGCCGAGGCCGCGTCATCGTATCGGGATCGCTTTCCTCGCTGAGTGTGTAGACCAAAAGCAAAGGCTGATTGATCGAAGCGATTGGATAGAATCGCGTCTGATAAACGCGCGTGGAAGTCGTCGTTAGATTCGATACATTTGAAACGATCCGATCTCTGATCTGCTTCCGAAGATGCGCCATTATTGCTTCTCCAAGACCAGAGTCGTCATTCCAGTGCCATCCGGCTGAATAATTCGAACCTTATAGGTTGTGGAATTGATAACGACCGTATCGCCATAATCAGCGCCAGAAGGCAGAGTTGAAGTTTGAACCAAGAACCGAGGCTGTGCCGAAGCATAGGCAACATTTCCCTGCGGATCAGCCTCGAAGAATTCGTTGTCGAAGATTCCAATAACAGAGGAACTCCCACCAGCGACGAGCGTATAGGTAGCCGTTGTCCCGAAATCTGAGACGTTCAGCATATATGATCGATCTGATGCGCTTTCGACAGCCATCGGTCAGCCTTATTTCTTGGCAAACTTACCCTTGCGGGTTGTGAATTCAGGAGCCGCAGGAGCCTCTTGAAGGCCGACAGAACGATCTTCCAAAGGAGCCGCAGGAGCCTCCTCGAACTTCTTTGCGCGACCCATATTAATCAGGTTTTCAGCTTCACGACCAGGAAGATCGCGAACTGTTCCGACATCAGCAAAATCGCCGTTTACGAAAGTTGCCTGTGTAAATTCAATCTTCATGCCATTTTTCCTTCATCGGCCCCGATAGGAAATGCACCTTTTCGGGATTCTGCATGGAATGTTTGAGTTTTTCCCAAACCCGCAAATCTCTCTGCCAGACATTCGATTTGTGATTTTCATCAGGCTGATCGTGCCAATAGCGCCGACCAGATTGATAACTATCGAACCCGCATAGCAGTATTTCGTTATACCCCAAATAATCAGCAATCCATAGAGCCTTGACACCGGATAGGCCAAAATCAGGACAGATGCCAGACCAGATATGCCGCGAATCACTGATTCGATAATGGGAAGTCTTAAGGCTCGGATGGTCTTTCAACAGTTCCCACATTGGTTCGTCGGAAAAAACAATCAGATCGAGCGGGAGAAGGAGCGCGTGTTGATTGATGCCGATCAGGTCTATTTCTGCCGGAAGTTTGTAAAGATCGGCAGGAAGCGAAGGACCGCCGCCGAGAATAGCCGCTTTTCTGCCTGATTTTATATCCTTGAATTGCGATATTTCCATCCGATGTCACCAAATTGAGGCAATTCTAGATTATGGTTTTATAGCAAATCAGGGAGATTGAATATGAGTTTGGCATTTTTGCAATCTTTCTCTTTTGAGAATTTGAAACTTTCCAACTCGGAGGCTGAGAAAATGTCTTGGGATTATCGCGTTGTTTTTGCTCCTTATGAAAACGGTGGTGACGAAGGTGAATATACAATTCGTGAAGTCTATTATGACGATAATGGTGAAGTGTCATGGTATTCTGACGAAGGTGTTGAATTTGTCCATGAAGATTTTTGGGAACTTGCTGAGGACTTTGATGCTGTCGCTGAAGCGTTTGATAAGCCTGTTCTCATCCTGATCGATGGCGATCTCGTAGAAGATGAAGAAGAATACGAAGACGAAGAATAATCTTCGCTATATTTCAAATAAAAACGGGGTCGCCTCTGAAAATGGGACGACCCCTTACCATTTCACAAATCTCTGGCGGCAGAAGTTGCCCGTCGTCATCAAACGAAATAACCACGAAACCTTGCTGCGCTCTGCTCGGAGCGCCTTCCGTATATTCAAACTGCGGACCATCTGGATCGCCAAGCATTCCGGTTTCAATCCCATATCGGCTACCTCTGCGATCTCTTTGCGCTGTCAGGCTGAGTTGATGGGTATGACCCGTCAGAATGTTAATGCCGGAATGTAGAGTATTATTCCAAGCCGCATGAATGCCCGATCTGTAGCGATGGCGAATTTCAGTATTTCCATTTATTTCAACTGCATAAGACATTTCCCAATTTGGGAAGTGTTCCTGAAGACTGATTATGTAGTTATCTAGTTCTGAAGCATTCGCCGCAACATAGTTATCAATCCGAATATCATGGTTGCCGATTGTCCAACATTTGTATTTTGTGTTTGGCAACATCTTCAAAAGTGTTTTTGTTGCATCTATTTCTTGAGCAATTTTAGGCGACTTAGATCGAAGTGGAATAGCATGGCGACTAATTCTTGCCCCATCTATAATGTCACCATTAAGAATTATCCCATCAACTTTAAGTTTTTTAGCTATGACACAAAATGCTTGATATATCTTTGTGGGATTAGCATCCCAAGCGTGTAGGTCTGATCCGATAATCCACTTCGTTTTCGGAGCATAAATTTTAAGACATTTTGGATAGGTCCAAATTTTTGTGTTTTCATTATTTTCTGGTAAACCGTTTGGAAATTTTTCTTTGAACTTATCCAATCTATGATGAATGCTTTGCGGAGTAATTTTCAAAGCCCTAGCAGTTGCATGAATATTTTTATTTTCAGCTAAATATATTTTATAAGTTTCAACCAAAAGTTGATCGCTTATCGGTTTCGTCGGCATTTTATATCCTTACAAACCTAATATCGATCCGCATATAGTAAAAATATGACGATATTGCAAAAAAAGAGCCGGAGCGTAGCAACTCCGGCCCTCTCTATTCCTCAACCTAAAATCCGAAATTAGGTCGTGGTGTAGTCCTGAACAGCCGCGAACGACTCAGCATGGCGAACGCCGACATCAACATCTTGGAAGAAGGCAAGACGGGTTGATCCGCTCGTCGAGAGCGAAGCCGTATCGACAATCACATCAACCCCGCTCCACATACCGATGATGACATCGTTGAAGTTACCGAAGATCATCGCCGAGCAGACACCCGAAGAAGTGCCCTTCGTGAGAGTCGAAGGAACAAGGTTCGTCGAAGTCACATCGTAACCGAGCAACTTGTTCGCATCGTTGAGGATGAAGTTGCCTTCAACGCCAGACGACTGACGAGCCGTTGCGCGGAGTTTCGCAACAACCTTCGGGTTCGTGAGGAAGCCAAGATTGCCAGTTGCGGCATTAGCAACCGCGACAGCACGTTCAAGAGCAACAACAGAAGCCCATGTCGGAGCGCCACCGTTCGTGCCGATAGCAACTGCGCCGATGCCAGAAGTGCCAAGGATACCCGTAGGTTCGTTTGCACCGCCGCCCTTGATTGCGACTTCGTCGATCTTCGCCGCGATCTGGCTGATGATGTCGTTACGGAGAACAGCTTCGACAGACGGATCAGATTGGATCATCATGCGACGAGAGATATCGACATAACCCGCAACGGTCTTAGGTTGCATGAGCAACTGACCAAACACCGGAGCGCCTTCGGTCGGAGCAGACGTTTCAGAAACGAAAGCAACGGTCGTTTTCGTTGCCAATTTCGGAACTGCCACATTGCCTTGGAGACCAGTAAGCATACGAGCGCCGAGGCCAGCCATGACGAGCGTATCGCGGAGCGCATCGATAAAGAGATCGCCACGCTGATCTGTGCCGATCATGTAGCCGCCCTTCGATGTGCCTGTGCCTGTGCCAGAGATCACATCGCGTTTGCTCCAACCGATGTCGGCAGGAACATAGAAGCCGCGAGCGTCTTTACCGAGACGATTGCCGATTTCATTCGAGATTTCGCGCTCAAAACCCGCCTTCGACCAGTCATTCGTTGCCGCCGCATTGATCGCGCGGAGAAGCGAATAGCTTTGTGCTTCGCGTGAATTCATGCCGACATTATTCGGATTCTGCACGATGGCATCCGAACCGAGGCTTTCGATCAATTCGCCACGGAATTGCTCAACCGAAACACCGCGAGCAATCGCCTTTTCAGCGAGATCGCGCTTATTCAATTTTGCACCGATGGCAAGAATTTCCGCATTTGCTTTCGCGATGGACGCGCGGATTTCGTCCTGTTTAACTTCGGTCATTTCAAGACCCTCCAATGAGTTAGAGATAATTTCAACCGACCGACCAACTCCGACCGACATATCGGCAGGAATTGAGACAATCGATGCTTCCAAAGGAGTCCAAGAATTGACGCGATAGACCGTCCCGTCCACGCTATCATCCCGAACCATTTTATTGACCCGATAACCGACAGAGATATTCTGCCTGATACCGTCAACCACATCTTGAAATACCTCTCCTGCAAGCCCGCCTTTTCCAAAGCGAACCGTCGCGCGCATCACACGCGCCGAGCCGTCAAGAGCCACTTCTTCGATGATTCCAATTTGCTTCTCAGGATCGTGATCCAACAAGAGCGGAGCGCGACCAGAAGCAAGAAAACTAAGATCGATGGAGTTAGGATTATGGTCCAAAATCTCCATCCCAAACGAGCGTTCAACTGGCAATTCAGACGAGACAGCGATCCGAACGCGCCTCTCGTCAGGATTAACTGGAGAAGCATCCATTGAATAAGAACGATGCTGAAGACCATCAGCCGAGCGATCTTCCTCGCCATTTACAGGCAAAGGCATCGCCATCGCCGGAGATGCTTCGAGCGGATTCAACTGAACAGGAGGAGCCACATCGAGGAGCGTTTCAGGCTGTGCTTCTTCCATGTCAGAAGGCTCATCTTCCGAATACATTTTTTCCTTAGCGAACGTGATCACATAGGTTTCATCATTCTCAGCAACATTGAGAATATGCCGCTTTTCAAGATTTGAATCGCTGTTTTTCATTCCCGTTGCTTCCTCAAAAATCATAGGTTTGAAATCGTGATCTGCTAACCATTTCCGAGCCTCAGCCGCTGTAAACTTGTCAGCCTTGAACCGGATTGCCTGTAATTCTGTTTTCCCGCTCTTAATTCCATATATCGCATCTATGCCATCGCCAAAATCGTTATTTTTTCTGGCGAAGGAGTCGTATTGAGCCGGATCGGTAATCCGAGCCGCGTGTTCATTCGGATAAGGCCGCATATCATCATACGACCGCGACTCTTGATCAATTCTATCCATTTGATCTGCCTTTCGATTAGCCCATGCCATACCCGCATCGCCGCCCCAGAGCGCCCAAGCAATCCGACCGTTCGATGGATAGCCGTCCTCGCCTGGACGAAAGCCCTGAGCCTGTTTATCGACCTCATGCCGAGCGAAGAACGATGTCATTCGACGAATCGTATCTGGCGAAAGATCGACCTTGTTCTTGATGTCCCGCGCTCTGGCGATCCCGACCTCTGTGCCACCGCGACCGAATTCCTGCCGCCAAGCGAGGCCGCGTTCAGCCTCGGCGACCATCGCATCCGTAGGAACAAGATCGATCTCCACGCCTTTATATTCAGCCATCTGATCCGCCTGTCACTGTCGCATTTGCCGGAAGTTTCGATCCGAATGGTTGGAAAGCCGTCTCGATGCCATACTGCTTTGCGAGTTCCTGCTCTGCCTGAATCTGCGAGAATACTTCTTCGACATCTCGACCGTAATTCGATGCGATGTCCTGCATGGTCGTGATACCATTTTGCAGACCAATAATATGAGCGTTGATCTCTTTCTGCGGATCGACCCAATTCCATCCACGCGCACGATAAATGATATTATCCGCGAATTTGTCGAATTTTGTGACAGGAATGGTGACTTGATTTGTTGACATTGCCAATGTCAGCCATTTGCGAAAAATAGGATCGATAAAATGCTCGATCATGAACTGTTGGAGCATCCGGTAATGGTCACGATCTTCCATCGTTCCTTGCCGAATTGAAGAATATGAAACGCCTTCAAGATTATTCGCAAGGCTAACATAAGACACACCCAAACCGGAAGCGATTCCGCGTAAGACCGCTTTTTCAAACTCAGCAAAGGCCGAAACCGGATGTTGCGGATCAAATGGCGTGAAATTCATGCCTTTTGGAAGCTGTTCAAATGTTCCGGGACTCGCTTCCATAATCGGCGCGTTATAATCTTCCATATCAACGCCGGAATAGCCATCACCATCTGGAGATGTGAAGAAGCCCATCTTCGAGGCCGCAGTTCTAGCCGCAACCAATTCAGCTTCTTCATAGCCATCAAGCATTTTCAGGCGAGTGAGAGCAGTCGCCATCCAAGGGAAACCGCGTGTCTGACCGGATCGATCTGACAAGAAGATATGAAGAATTTCATCTGCCGAAACGCGAATTCGCTTGACGGTCGAAGATTTTGAAAATTGTTGATCGCCGGGATGTGCCGCAAGAAGCCAATAAGCTACTGGTTTTCCAAACGCATTTATCTCAACACCCATACGGATTTGATTGCCGTTTGGCCCGACAGAGACGTTATATTCTTCGTCGAGATAATCGCTTTCAATAAATTGAATTGCAAAACCCCAAGGATTATCCCGAGTTTCTACAAGACGAACGATACATTCACCATCCCGCGCGACATTCGAAATAAACATCCGCTGACAGTCGAGCCACGACATTTTGCCGTCCATTGTCGGAGTGCCGCGTCGTCCCCACAAATCCCATTGCCGCTCGATGATTGCGTTGCCGACAGTATCCAAAGACTGATCAGAATTTCGCGCTCTAACCTGAATGCGAACACCGCTATCGCCGACGACATTGGTCTCGATCATCTGCAAATAGCGTTTAGCATAGTCGTTATTACGAGCAACATCGCGACACCTGTCACGAACCCTGCGGAGAGCAGGACGAATTTCACTGTCAGCCGACAAAGTATTTGCCACGAAATCAGCAAAAAGCCGACCAGTTGCCGCCGCAGTATAGGACCGACGATGAAATCGACCTGCCGGAGCAGTCCTTTTCTCACGAAAAAAGTCAAATAGACCCATTTTCAGAACCTCACGCGGATCGTCTGGCCCGTCGCTTGACCAAGTTTTTTCCGATATTCCCGCTTCTGTTTGACAATTTCAGCCATATAATAATCGCGCCATTCGGTCAGATCAGTCACTCCCATGCGGGTTAGTGAACGACCATTGATCGAATAACTCGCCACATCCTGATCGGCGCGACCTTGAAGAATAGATTCAATTTTCTTGACCATGATCTCGGCATGAGACCGAGGATCAGCCGACCCATTATCGAGATCAGCAAGGATAGTCCACATTCCGCGCTCGATGACGATCCGATTCGTGCCATCACTCATTTCCAACTGCCAGTGATATTCACCCGCAGTAAATCCGGCAGAAGTCGCGCTCGTTACCGTGAATAGGAAGTTGCCATCCGAGGCAGTTGAGGAAACTTGAATCTCTGTAGCAGTTGCCGCGATCTTGGCAACGTAGGTCGCTGTGTAGGTTGTCGGCGAATAGTCTGGAAAGTTCCTGCGCCACAAAAGATAATCGCCAACCACGATCTCGGTCGGCGTTTCCATAGGCGATTCAGAAACATTGAAAAGATTTGCCATCAATTATCTCCACGAATTGACAAATCCACCCTTAGGTCTTTGTCGCATCGGTCGTCTGATCGGAGTATTCTGCTCAGATATTTGTAACTCATTTCCATCCGCGACAATAGCAGACGATCTTTCCTGCCTATCAGCAATGGAATTCACATTCAAATTCAAGATTGCTAAAGCCGCCATCGCATAGATTCGGCAGTCGAGCGCCTCATTTCGAGGTCGTATCTTCTGCCATTCGCGTCTCAAAAAGCCTTTATGATAGCGTTTGACTTGCTGTTCAGCGGTCAACTGCCGGAAATATTCGACATCATAGTGATCAGGAAAATGGCAATACCCTGCTCCCGCTTGAGTAATCTTGAATCTGGAATAGACAGTTTCCTTTGCAGTATCGACACCGACCGGAAACAATTTGATCTTTCCGATATTGTTCGTCGATGGTCTGGAGATCAGAGGCTTTGCCTCCCCACCGACACCCTTGATCGCGAACACTCGGCGACCTTCGCGCGGTCGAACATAGTTATAAACCGATTGAGTATGATGACCGCCAGAGTCCACGCAAGCCGCTCGAACGAATAGTTCCTTTCCGCCTTCCGTTGTCCAAGTCTGGCTCAGAGCCGAATCTAAATCCGACCAAACAGCGCCGCCAGACGGATCACCATAAAGAGTTCGATAATCAAGCGACCAAGATTCTTCATTTCGACCCCATCCAACGAATTCGACTTCGAGCCGATCATCCTGAACGTCAACTCCTGCGGTCACAATCACGATCCCATCAGGAAGGCTGTCAAGATAATCTTCTTTGCGATTTATCAATTCAATATCATCGACTCGTTCGCCTTGTTCTTCCCAAGTCTCTCCGAGATATGTATTCACCCACACTCTCAAAGTCGCGGGTTGCTTTCTCGCTTCTAGAAACTCACGAACACCATCCGAAAGCATCATCCAAGGAGAATAAAGAGCGTTCAGATAGAATCCTGCAATGCCTTTGAATTCGCGTTCAGATCGCCACTCGCCTTTTTTGATTGCTCTCAATCTTGATGAATCATCCCACTGCGAACCACATTCCTCGCAAGTATAAACTGCCGTTTCTGGTTTATCTTTTTCGAAGTTTACGTTTGTCCATTTCAATGTTTGATAATGACCGCAATCTTCGCAAGGAACATAATAATGTCTTTGATCGCTCTCCTCGAATGCGATCTCGATGCGCGATGCTCCTTTGATTGTCGGAGTTGATGCAAGAATGAATTTCCGATTCCAGAATGTGACTGAGCGTTTCTTTGCAAGCAATATCGGATCGCCTTCTGCTCCTGCCGAAACAGGATAGCGATCAACTTCGTCGCAAAGAACTATTCGGATAGGACGCGATGCCAAGTTTGCCGCCGAGTTCGCTCCTGCCATCGTGATATGACCGCCAGAAAAAACCTTATGCAAAGTCGTATTACCTGAATCTCTCGTTCGAGGATCAGCAACTTTTCCTTGAAGGCATGGCGTATCGCGTAGCATCGGAGCAAGACGATCCTTCGACCATGCTTCTGCCATCTGCAAAGTCGGCTGAACAACCAAGATAGGAGACGGGTCTTGATCGATGTGATAGCCGACGAGATTATTCAGAATTTCTGTCTTGCCGATCTGAGCCGATGACATAATTACAACTTCGGAAACTGTCGGATCAGAAATAGCGTCCATGATTCCGCGTTGATATTCGGCTCTGCTCGTCTGCCACTGACCCGCCTCTGAACTTGCTTCTGGCGATAGCTTTCGATTTTGATCAGCCCAATCACTGACTTTCAGATTCGGTGGAGACTTCCATGACTTCACCGTCAGTTTCATCGTCTCCAGTGACTTCGGAGTTGCCGAGTATTGGATTGATGGTTCTGATCTCTGCATTTGCTAGTTCATCCAATGCCGAATAAATTTCGTCTTTTATTATATCACGAATTTCGTTTAAGTTTTTAGAAGCAAAAACAACTGGTGCGACTTTTGTTGGAATTGCGATCAGCCGATTACGAGCGTTTGAAACAATAGAATTCCAAGCCAACTCAACATCAGTAGAAGGAATAAGCCGATTCTCCATCTGTGCTCGTTCCATTTCTGTGATGTCTGCTCTTGCTTTTGTGAGTCGTGTTCGATGCGTTGAATAATCGTCTCCATGAACATCTCCGCGAACTGCTCTTTCGCGTAAGAATTTTATGTATGCGCGAACAACCGGAACAACCTCATATCGACCGCGCTCCTGTCTTGGAATAACACCTTGCGATGTAAGTTGAGAAATTCGCGCGGGAGTTAGATCAAGAAGTTTGCATATCGTATCAAGAGGAACTGTTGTGACCGCGCTCATTACTCATCTCATCAAATGTTTTTCCGGTCTCAGAATGAATAGCTTTCTTTCCAGTAAAATCCTGCCATCTTTTAATCGCTACATCGACATAGGAAGGATTTAATTCAATCGCATATACATGACGACCAGTCATCTCTCCTGCAATAATTGTTGTTTCTGATCCAGAAAAAGGTTCGTAAATAGCTTGACCAATAGAAGAATTATTTTCGATTGGTCTTTTCATACACTCAACTGGTTTTTGAGTTGAGTGTCCAGTTTCAGATTTTTTAGGTTTAGAAATTTGCCAAAGAGTCGTTTGCTTTCGATCACCATTCCAGTTTCCTGTTCCACCCTTTCGCACTGCATACCAACATTCTTCTTCCTGAGAATGATAATGACCACGACCAATAACTAATTGATTTTTAGCCCAAACAATTAAACATCGTCTTTCAAATCCTACTGCTTCCAGAGAAAGAATACTTTCAGGAACAAATCGACCACTCGTCCAAACGTAAGCAATATCGCCTGTAAAAAGTGACCAAGCATCTCGCCAATCGGCTTTATCGTCATTTCTTACAAGGCCCGTTGCACGACCTCCTTTTTTCCCACCAAGTTCTTTGTTTCTCCAATCGGCGTTATACTCAACGCCATAAGGAGGATCAGTAACCATTAAATTCGGCTGAACTCCATTCAATACTTTTTCAACGACTAATGCGTCTGTGCTATCTCCGCACATCAGCCGATGCTTTCCGAGCGTCCAGATATCGCCGAGAACCGTGATTGCAGTTTCTTGAACTTCTGGAACATCGTCTGGATCGGTCTGTCCTTCGACTGCCTCGACGATAAGTTTCGCCAGTTCCTCCTCGCTGAATCCGGTTAGCGACAAATCGAAATCTTCCGATTCTAAATCCTTTAATTCCAAGGCGAGAAGATCGTCATCCCATCCTGCATTGAGCGCCAGTTTGTTATCCGCGATGACATACGCCTTCTTCTGGACTTCGGTCAGATGGGAAAGCCGGATGCAAGGAACGTCCTTAATTTTCAGGAGATGTGCCGCCGCCAATCTGCCATGACCCGCGATGATCTGATTATTTTCATCAATTAGAATTGGGTTCGTGAATCCAAATTCTTTAATTGAACTAGCAATTTGTTGAATTTGAGCCTCGGAATGCGTCCTAGAATTCCGCGCATAGGGGAGCAAAATTGCGGTTTTTAGCGTTTCAATTTTCTTTGGAATTGTGGGTTCGTTCATTTTTTTAAGTCTCGTTTAGGAATCTATGGCTAGAAAAAGATCGCGGTCGCGCGTTACC